GAATCAAAAGAGCAGGTATTGACAACAATCCTATCATATTACGAGAAAGGCCACAATACCAAGTAAACGACGAGTAAACGACGAGTCTATGCCAGGAGGTGACAAAAACATAAGACCTGAAGATGGAAAACAATTTTCCAGCACATACCAACCCGCTAACAGGGGCCGTAAACCAAAGGTGTTTTCACAAATAGCCAAAGAATTTAAGGAACTTGGAATAGAAGAAGCCACGCCTGAAGTAGTGCGCGAGGCATACCAGATATTGCTTTCTCTTCCAATGTCAGAAATACAAGCTATATCAAGCAGCCCAAAGCTGGAAAACGACATGCCAATACTTTACAGGCTGGCGGCAAACCTAATTACCAGCAAACGAGGCTTGGATATGCTGAAGGAAATGTTAGATAGGGCGCACGGACGGCCACAGCAAAAGACTGACATTACCACCGGAGGCGAAAAGATCAACAGCGCCTTAGACGGGCTAAGCATCGAGACAAAGGCACAGATTTTGCGGCTAATCAACGAAGAAAAGCAAAAGAGTGAACCTAAGCAATGAGGACACAATTAAGTTGAAAATAGATTGCTTTAAAGCCGGGGTTTATGACGTCCTGGTTTTGAGCGAAAAGCAATTGGAGGCGATTACAGTTCTTTGCGATAATGAAACAGACGAGTTGCTATTTGGGGGCGCGGCCGGTGGCGCTAAGAGCTGGACAGGTTGCGAGTGGCTATTATGGTCATGCTTAGCTTATGAGAATACAAGGTGGTTTGTAGGCAGACACCATTTAAACCAGGTGCGAGATTCAGTAATGGAGACAATGAAAAAGGTGTACCGAAAGCATGGAATACCTGAAAGCTATTACCATTACAACGATACCAAGGTTGTAACTACGTTCTATAACGGATCCGTAATAAAGGGCGTAGAACTTATGCACAGACCTGGTGACGACGAGTTTGAAAGATTCGGTTCTACTGAATACACCGGAGGCTGGATTGAGGAAGGTGGCGGGGTAGCATACAAGGGATATGAAATTGCAGGGACCAGGATAGGCAGGCACTTAAACAATGAGCACGGGATAAAAGGCAAACTTTTTATAACCGGGAACCCTTCAAGGAATTGGCAGCATAGCCAATTTTACAAGCCGTTCAAGAAAGGAGAATTGCCGCCCGGAAAGATGTTCATTCAATCATTAGTAGGGGACAATCCATTTATCGACGACGGATACGAGGAGCGATTAGGAAAGCTTACAGGAGCTACAAGAAGCAGGCTTTTATTAGGAGATTGGGACTTCTCAGACGACCCGCTTCAATTGATCGAAAACGAGGCAATGGAAGACCTGTTTACAAACGATTTCGTAGACCCGGATTACAATGACAGGATATTGGTATTAGATATTGCAATGGGAGGTGGTGACTTGCTAAGGGGTGGCGTATTCTACGGTAACGTACTGGTAGATCATGACCAAATGAAAAAGAGCGGAGGCAAGCAAGTTTTGGACTTTGCAAAGCGGTTACAAAAGAAGCACAGAATACCAGCGTCAAACATCATTTATGACAGCGATGGCGTTGGCGCCTTTTTGGGAGGCGATGGCGGTTTCATACCCGGTTCTATACCGTTTCATGGTAACGCTACGCCGTTCATATTGAACAGAAAGGAAACAGAACGAGACGGAGACAAGGCTCAGCAGCAAAAGAGTGAGTACGCGAACGTTAAAGCGCAATGCGGATGGCTTTTGGCTTACGATATTAACGAGCGAAATATGTGGGCGATGTCAGTAACGAGCGTAGAAGATCAGGAGATGTTAACTGAGGAACTGGCATGGATAAAAAAGGACAAAGAGGGAACGGACGGGGCGCTGAGGTTGCTAGGGAAGGACAAAATAATAGTAGGGCTTGGCAGAAGTCCCGATTTTGGCGACCTTTGGATAATGAAAAAATACATAGACCTGAAACGTATGTCAATACCAAAGAGGTCTAAAAGGAAAATAAGATCAATTTAAACAACGCAAAAATCAATGTTGGAAAAGACAAGTACTCATGAAGAAGCCTTAGCGGCTCAAATGGAATTTTACAATTGGTTTGTAAGGCAGCAGGGCCGTGGTCCACACCAACCCGCAACCAGACAATTAAAACAGTTCATACAGCTTGTATTTAAGCGGGCTGGAATTGAAGCCTTGCGGAAGGCAGACTTGGCAATATTATCCGAAAGGAAGGTATCCGCTGCAAGCCCTCAGGCCGGAACTGGTGAAAAAAAAAGCGCTGGCGAATTGAGGCGGGCAAACAAAGATCGGCAACCGCGCAAGCAAGAACAGGAATTACAAACGCAAGCAAGCCTAAACAGGCTAAATCGGGTAGCGCAAAGAAAAAGGGAAGCTGGAAAGGGCAAGTTGGAGGAACCGGATCAAGAAAATGTTGTGGAAACTAAGCGGGCGCAAGGCGCTGCCAATCTGACAAAAAACAAAGAAGTCCCGAAAACGGGAGAAACGGGAGAAGTAAAACTTATAACTACCGAAGAAGCCAAAGAGGTTTTGGAAATGAACGGAAAGCAGATAGCCGAAAAGGTAGGTAGGGAAAGGCTTGTGGCTACGCTAGCTGAAATGGGTGTTGAGGCTGAAAAACTCTCAGGTAGTGACGCGCAATTGGGTAACAGGCTAAAGAGCCTGCTAAAGAGTAAAAAATGATTGAAGTCACTTTAAAAAAGCCAAACGGGGAAGCGGCAAGCACTTTCGAGATTGCAAGCCACGCAAGGGAGCTTCCACTATCAAATTACATTAGCTTTATTGCTGAGGCTGATAAATTACGGCTTCCAGGCACAAATCAGGCTATTGTAATGGCTAAGGCGGTATCCGAATACTCCGGAGTTAATTTGGAGGAAATATTGGACTCTTCAATGGGTAAGCGTTGGGACGATGAAGATTCTGCAATTGAAGGTATCAGGACACTATACGGGTATTGTGTAAGTCGTGTAAACAATTTCAATGGAAAGGTTTTTAAAAAATCGTTCATGTTCCGGCACAAAGACCAGGAATTTGAAATACCAGGCATTACACCAATGGCGCTATCCGGTTACATACTTCCGGACGTTTCTGTAAACGAAAGCGTAGAGGCATTTGAAACAGTAAGGCTGTTTGAGCTTGAAATAAAAAACAGCGCAATAGTTAGAGAGTTGGCAGCCGCTTTTGACATGGCAACTGGTAGCGAAAAAACAGATTACTACAAGCGGCTTACTGACATGGTGCCAACGCTAAAAAGCACCAAGATAGAGAATATAGATACCGATAAAATTGTCAGCGAAAAAGGCGACCCAAACGGAAACCTTCCATACACAAGGTACATGAAGATGCTTGCCATAATAGCTAGGGCTCCAGGTGAAAGGCTGCCAACGGACGACACTAAAAAGAAAGAATTTATAGAAGAACGATGCAAGTTCTTTGAGGGGATTAGCACCGAGACAGCGTTGAACGCAGATTTTTTTTTGCACAGTACATTGAGAAGCTTAGACAGGACCCTTCCTGTTATTGGTTCTTTAATAGTCCCGGCTTTCGCCCTAGGGGTGGAAATGACAAGCACGAACGGGAGGCATACCAAAGAGCGGTCAAGCACCAGGAAAGTGTATTCAAAAGAGTTGGTTGGCGAAGCCTGATTGTTACACTTTTAGAAAAAGGTTGGTTTAATCGGCCAGACATGACACCAATTCAAAGCGTACTAAACGCCAACTTTGAAGAAGCGGTCCGCGCAATGAGTAACGAAAATGCAATGCTATGAATCTATACAAAATAACAAAGCATATTTTCAGTACCACAGAAATAGCCTGGTATGTGTTTTGGGCTATTGTTATTTCATGTTTCCTAAATTGCTAAACCATGAGTGCAATAACAAAAGCCAACTTCTACAACCTGCTAAAACAGGCGGTTATGTTTTCACCAGCCGGAGCTGGCAAGTGCAGCCAGCTACAAACATTCAGGGTATTGGAGCAAGGCGCCGGAAGACTTTTGCAGTCCGAAAACTTTGGCGCGACGGTTTGCGATCGGGAAAAGCCTTTCTTTTGGTCCCGCGCTTGGCATAACGCAAAGTACAACCCGAACAAAGTAATATTTGACTTCCCTGTATTGGCCGTAATCGAAACAGATTACACTACAAGCAAGCCGCTATCAAGCCAGCAAAAAAGGACGTACAATATGAACCTAGTGGTTCTGGATAAATACGTGGCTGATTGCGACAAAGGGAAGTGCAAAGGCTGTGAAGGCAGAACGATCAATGAGATATACGAGGATACGGAAGCCTTACTATTCCAGGCGCTCAGGTACATTGCTGGAGCCATAGTTGCCACACCTGATTGCGATGAAGATGCGGGGCTGTACAATAAGGATTATTTAAAAGCCCTGATTGACACGGGGCAAATAAATAGCTACACGCAGGGCAAGGATTGGGGAAGCCTTATGGAGAATAATATCTCCAACGCACGAGCTTACAAGGCGGCACTAGAATCAGCCGGGCTATACGGTAACGCAATAGACATACAGCTAAGCATACCTTATTGCGTAGAGACAGATTACGACTATGAATCAGTACCCGACTTTGGAATATTAGCACACCAAGCCGGGTGTAAAAATTGCGGATAATGCAGGACTTCCAAGACATTGTAGAAAAGGCAATGGAAAAGGCAATGCGCATTTTTCAAGGCGACTTACGGCAAGAGTTGAAGGACCAGGGACACTACAATACCGGGAAGCTGCATGACAGTATAGAATACAAGATCAAGAGCTCAGGCGATACGGTAATTGCGGAGGTAGAGTGCGAGGACTACGGACTGGCTTTAGAGTTTGGGGTAAGACCCGGAAGAATACCGTTTTCAGGAATAGGCGGCGGCGGCACAAGCCAATATATCGAGGGGTTGGTAACTTATTTTAGGCAAAAGGGGTTGCAAGGGAGGGCGGCTATAAGCGCGGCTTTTGCAACGGCGCATACGCAAGCGAGGACAGGAATGCCGACACCGGGCAGTTACAAGTTTAGCAGGAACGGGCGGCGCACAGGATGGGCAAGCGAAACGCTAGAAAGAGACTTGGAAATAATAGGTTCAATTTTGGAGGAGACAAGCGGCGCAGCTTTGGAAATTGACTTTTTACCGGGCGCTGAAATACAAACTGAAACAATTACAATATTTACATAAAAAAAACCGCCCCTAAGTCTTTACAAAGGAGCGGCCGTCATTAATGAAAAGTTTGCACGGCAAAGATAAATAAAAAAGCCGTTACGGCATTACGCAATAACGGCGACTTGAGAATATCATCTTAAACCGGGTACAAAGATAAAGAAAAGTAGCTGCAATGGCAAAAACTATCATATTCGAGTTCCAAGCCCGCGACTTAGGCGTAGCCAAAAGGCAGGATGATATAACGGACAGGCTAAAGGCTATTCGCAAAGAAATAGCTGAACTGAAGCGGCAAGGCAGCCCATACGACAAGCTGCTTTTAGAAAGCCAAAAGCTAAAGCGGGAGCAGATCGAGCTGCGAAAAGAGCAGCGCCAACTAAATAAGGAGTTCCAGGCTACAAAGGTCCCAAAGGATTCTTTGGCCGGGCTTAGGCTTGAATACGACCGCCTTGTAAATACAATTAACAAGCTATCCCAGGCACAGCGAAATTCAGACTTTGGAAAGAGGTTAATAAGACAAGCGGCTGAGGCAAAGGCTTCCATTAATCAAATGGAGGAACAGGTAGGTAGATTTACCGGAAGCGTAGGCAACTACCGAAAAGCGCTGCTTTCAATAGGCGACCTTTTGACGGCCGGGGTTTTGACGGGTGGTATTGCGGCGGCGGTAACGGGCCTGTTCAGGTTTGGGAACGCAATAATTGAAGTAAATAGGCAAGTATCGGACGCTATTGCAGACGTGGCAAAAGCGGCCAACGTTTCAATAGAATTTGTGGACAGTCTTACAGAAAGGCTAAAGGGACGTAGGACCAGAACAAGCCTTTTAGATCAGCTTGGAATTGCTGAAATTGGCGGTAAGTTAGGGGTAGCAAAAGACCAACTATTTGAATTTGTCGAAGCGGTAGACGTGGTAAACGTCGCGCTTGGAGATCAGTTTGGCGGGGACGTAGAGGCTACAACAGACACGCTTGGAAAGCTAAGGAATGTACTAGGGGATATAAAGACCGAGAACGTAGGTCAGGACATTGTAAGGATAGGTAACGCGCTTAACTTCCTTGAAGCGCAAGGCGTAGCAAGCGGAGCCACAATAGCAGACTTCACAGGCCGGATAGGTGGCGTTGCAACCACATTGGGCGTAGCGTCAGGAAAGATAATTGGAGTGAGCACCACGCTAAACGAATTGAACTTAAACGCAGAGCGCGGTAGTACCGGGTTTATACGGATACTGCAAAGGGTTGCCCAAACACCGGAAGCGTTTGCAAAGGCAGCCGGGGTAAGCGCTGAGGAATTTACCAAGCTTGTAAATGATGACTTATTTGGGGCCGTTACATTGTTCCTGGAAAAGATAAACGACCGGAACCTTAGCAATACAGAACTGGCACAGACGCTAAAATCATTGAAGCTTACCGGGGTTGGTGTTTCTGAAGTAGTGAGCAAGCTTGGCGGCAACTTAGGCCTGCTAAACACAAGGGTAAACCAAGCCACAGAATCGCTTACCAACGCGGATAGCGTTACACAGGAGTTTGAGAAAAAGAACGCGAACCTTGCGGCTGAACTTTCCAGGCTTTCAAACAATTTCAAAAACCTTTTTACCAATAGCGATTTTGCCAATACCGTAGCCGGATTCGTTGGCGGCTTCGCTGACATGATTGGAAGCGGTGAAAAGCTTTCGGATCAGCTAAGGCAGCAGCAAACAGATTTCAACGCGCTCATAGGGGTACTTCAGGACACCACGATAGAGGAAGACCAAAGAAACCGGATTTTAACAACGCTCAAAGAACAATACCCTGGATACCTAAAATTTGTAGATGACGATGTAAACGGCCAGGTTGACTTGGCAAAATCATTGGCTTTCGGAAACCAACTATTTGAGCAGCGTATTTTGCTGCAAGCAACTGAGGAAGAAAGGACAAGGATTACAAAGGATAGAATAGCAGCAGAAAACGAGTTGACCAGGGCGCTTATAGAGCAGCAAAAAGCTGAGGACCTTAGAGGCAAAGGAAGAGGACCGGCAAGGAACGAAGCCGCAGACCTTCAAGCAAGTGAAAACATAAATACACAGGCGCAAAGGAGGATTGTATTAGCTAGAAAAAGAATTGCAGACTTAAACGCTGAACTTGCCAAGCTTAACGAGACGGCAGACGCGACGTCACTACGTACAACCGGAAAGACGATTGCAGAGCTGCAAAACGGAATTGACGACATATTAACCGGGAGTGGCGAAACAGGAACAGGCGGCGGTAACGATACGGGGGACGGAAAAATAAAAGCGCTTGCAGGTAGTATTCAATTCTTGGAAGAACAGGTAAAGAGCCTGGAAGACACCATACAGAAAACACCCGTAAACGCCGGGGTTTTACCCAAGCTACTGAAAGACCTGGACCAAGCTAAACTAAAGCTTGAAGTTGCAAAGCAAGCGTTTCAGCGTCTTCGTTTTTTTACTCAGTTTGGTTTTGACTTGGCAGCACCAGACCAAGGCGCACAAGTACCACCTACAATTGATTTAATACCTGAACTTGATACGCCTGGCAATAAACAATCAGCAAAGGAGCAGGCGGCTGCATTGGCAAAGGCCGTTCAGGACGACTTAGACGCAATTGAATTTCCGGTAGAGATTGACAAGGAAGGGCTTAGCGCATTTGAAAAGGAAATAGAACGCGCAAGGGAGGAAGATAACAAGCGAAGGGAGGAATCAGCAGAGGCAGAAGCAGAACGGCAAGCAAAGATCAGGGAGGCATTGATTGAAGGCGCCGTAAGCGCAACTCAGTCAGCCGCAGACGCCATTTTTCAGATCAAAGAAAACCAGATACAAAAAGAGGAAAAGCAGGCTTTTGAGGCGCTGGACAGGCAGGAGAAGGAAGCATTGGACAAGGCCAAGGGAAATGCAAAAAAAGAAGATCAGATCAGGCGCGAGTTTGATGAGAAAAGAGCCGAGCAGGAAAGGAAATTTGCACAAAAGCGAAAAGAGAACGCAAGGAAAGAAGCCCTTATAAACATTGCGCTTGCGGTAACAAAGGCTTTAACCGGAGCGGTACCGCCTTTCAATTTTATCCTTGCAGGATTAGCGGCCGTAGCCGGGGCGGCACAATTGGCAGTAATAAATACCCAAGAGTTTGCCGAGGGCGGCGTAGCCAAAAAATTAAAGCCTGGTACTATAAAAGAAAAGCCTAATGCGCCAAGAACGCCAAAGGGCGACAACGTTTTAGCTTATGTTTCACCGGGCGAAATGATACTAAACAAATTGCAGCAAGCGCGGCTAATGTCCATTGCAGGAAATGACATATTTGGCAGGGCCGGAGTGCCTGGATATGCGCAAAGCGCAACACCTGTTCCGCACTTCGCTACCGGAGGTTTGGTAGGGATTTTGCCGCAAACGACAATAGCCGGTTCAGCAAGCCAACTGAACATCAATACAAAAGCTGAGTTTTCACCAGAGCAAATACAGCAACTTGGCGTATTATTGGGCATATCAATTTCCAACGCAGTAGCGCCAACAGTAAAAACGGCAATTGGAGAAGGGCTTGACGACGCCAACAGAAGAACCGAGAGGCAAGCAGCTTTAAACACCCAAAGACAAGGATAAAATGGCAATAACTATTAACAGCGCCCCAACGGTACCTCCCGTTCCAACTCCGGTAAACGATTGCTTGGAGTGGTGTTTGCTGCCAGCGGACGCAGACGTATTTGACACGCCTGGAACATACGCTACCGTTGACATAGAGTTCCCCGCCACATTTTCAGGGATACCGGCAAACGGAACTGAGATAACAGTTTGGGGAAAAACGTTCACCATAGACGACACAAGCGACCACACTTCCACGTCATTCAAAGTCGTAAGCTCAGGCAATACAAGCGGAACGAATTTCAGGAACATGCTGAAATCAAATTTCTTTTTCCTGAGAGCGGTAGACATTGAAATAGGCGGCAGCGGTTTCAGGTTCACAGAACTTACATGGCAGGCATGTGGAGAGCAGGATTACTTCAGCGGCGCGTCAATGGATTTTTCTGCCTTAGAATCTGAGGGCGCGGTAGTTACAGTAACAAACGGAACAACGCCTGTTTTGGTTACTGGTGCCACCCTTCAAACAAGGTTATTAAGGGAGCGAGATTTTACAGGGATTTACGATCCTGTTACCAAATGGGAAGGGCATAAGCTACGTGGAAACTGCGACACAGCGCTGGAAATATGCGTAGACTATATGCAGGACGCAAAGCGGACGCTTTATACGCCACTACCAGACCTTACATTGGATAGCGAAATAGACCCGGAGGGATCGGTAACGATGCTAGGGCAATTCAAAATACAATATGGTATAACATACCAAAGCGGCGACTGTGTGCCGGAAAGCGGAGACTTTGAAGAATCAGACGCGGTATATGTTATGGACACCGTTTTTGAGGCTGAGGAAATTACCCGGATGGCGCGGTATATTTTTGACCACCCGGACGGCCCTGTTTCGCCAAGTAACCACCCGCAATTCCTAACAAACAAACCGGATAGGCTTTTACTTGGCGTAAACTCTTTTGCATGGCTTTGGCTTGCGGCCGGGTACGCTTCCGTTGCGCCTGATAACATACGCCTTCGGTGGAATGTTATTTACAAAAACGGGACCAGCGATTTTGACTTTGTAGACTATTTGCCCCTGGCACCATACCAGGTACATTGCTTTAATGTAAGCCCGCTAAAACTGAAAACTATTTTCTCACTTACGGACCTTGACGACGTAAGTCATTATTTTGTAAGGGCTGAGGCTTGGAGCTCAGGAGGAAGCCTATTGCAAACCGTAGGATGGGAGACGTATTTTGCAATAGAGGAAATTTGCGAAAACGTAATTGACGTATATTTCAAAACACCGCCAGGGGGAATAGGCACCTTGCTTTGCGAGGTGCAGGAAAAGGAAATGATACAGGAAGGAACGGAAATATGCCTTGATACGCCTTGTAGCTTGACAAGGGTTGAAAAAGCGGCTTATGGAGGCCGGGGGGTAAACCAGATCAGGAACTACGAAAAAATCACGCTAAAAGCAAGGAGAAATTTCACGCCTGAAGATGTGGCGTATTTCAGGGGATTAAAGGCAAGTTCCGAAAGATGGATACAGGTTGAAAATACATACCTGCAATTCAGTTACGACGCGGACCTGCTTTATACGGCCAAACGGTTATTGGTAGACCCTGGTGGTGTAAAAATATACCAGACA